ATCTCCCTCTGTTATCATTAAAACCGCTGTGCCTAAAGCAAGGTCAATAAAACATTCATGTATTTCTTGTGCAAAGTTAGATGTTTGTAGTACCTCAAATATGTATTCAGTAACTTTATCTAGCTTATTATTTATTTCATCTGCTTCAGTATCAGGCACTTCACTACCTGCAACAAAGTCTGCCCATCTAGCAAAGTTAGGAACAAGACCTGATTGTAGCCTTGATGCAAATTCTTGAACACCAACTACTGCAGTCTCATCAAATATCTTGTCATCACGTCTTTGACCGGGAGTATAATTTTTAAAACCTTGACGTTGGGGAAGACAGTATTCAAATATCTCATCATACAAGTCTTCAAAATCACGTCTGATAGTTTTAGCTTTTTCGTATTTAGCAATATATCCTTTAGCTAAATCATGCATTACGCAGAGTACCTATCATAAAAACCTATACCACCACCAGAACCAGTAAGTAATGATCGTCTGCCAGTGCCTTTTCTTTTTCTTGAAACAGTTTCTTCTAAGGCATCTTGTTTAAGTTCAGCAGTTTTTGTTTGTTCTTTTTCTTCCGCAGACTCACGCTCCATCTTGGATTCAGCACTCTCTTGAGGTTGTCTTGATCTGCCACTTGGTAAACACATATGCAACTCCTTTTCTTTAACGCATACCTATGAATATAAAAATACACAACGCACAAACGTTACATTCTTGACCATAAACCTTGTCTTCTTTGTTGCTTTGGTTGTCTGGTAAATACATCAAAAGAAGTCTTTGCTTGAAATGCATGGACTCTTTGGTTCTGTCCCATAACCTGCCTGCCCTCTCCTGATCCAAGCATTAAGTATTGCAACGCATCATGTATATGAGAAAACCTATCCTTGTTTGGTTTATCATCATAGCGTTCTCCTGATACTTGTATTCGTCTATAATGATAGCCACCCTCAAATCCTTTGATTAATTCTTTACATCTATAATCAATCAACACACCCGATTGACCATCAACCATTCTTTGAAGCGGACCTGATACAGACTCCAACCTCAAAGACACATCATTACTATGAGTTGGTCTAGCTTTAAGACCTGCACCTCTTAGTATTTGGAATGGAGTGCTTTCATCTGTCTGTGCTCTAAAGTCACCTGCAGGATCACCAAATATATTTACTTCACAGTTAGCGTAGCGTAATGCAATCTCTTGTCTAAGTAGTTCAGCAAACCTAACAATACCCATATCAAAAGCTACAATCTCTTGTAGTATTAACCAACGACCACGAACCTTTTGAGCAAATACACCTGCAGGAGTTAATCCAAAATCTAATCCAACATATAATGGCAATCCATCTGCAACGGGGATCTCTTCTTTAGAAACATGAACGTCTGCACTAAACATATTATAAACTGGCTTACCATCTTGTATGGTTCCCAATCTATTCATTACATAAACATCTATCCATGATTTAGTTTTACCTTGTAACAAATTAGTATAATAACTTTCCATCATATGTTTTTTATTCTCAGCAACGGGATTAGGAGTATACTTATCTATTTCTCCATCCTCATTCTTAACTTCTAACATTGCAGAGGGTTGAGTGTAGAACCTCCAATTATCAGGCTTAACTAACATCTTGGTTTCTTCTCTTGTCATATGATCTGGGATAGGAACCTCGCCTGCCATGATTGCCCACCAATGATCTTCTTCGGGAGCGTTCGTATCAGCTATAACTCCGGTCCAAGTTGGACCTCCATCACGCATTGAGGGGTATCTTCCGACTCTCATAGTGCAAGCATCTATAATACTTTTCGGAATCTCACGTGCTTCGTTTATCCAAATGCCAGATAATTCTAAACTTAATAATTTTTTTACATCTTCAGGTCTGTCGAGTGCAAGGAATATAACTTCCAACTCCAAGTCACTTTTGGATATATGATGCGTATATGGTACTGACCAAGAAAACCTACCCCAAGTTTCTTCTGGGAACCAATCCAACCAAGTCTTAATCGTGGTAGTACGAAGTTGAGGATTGGTGTTTCTGATAATCGCCCACCTACTTTTTCTTTTGCCATCTGCTGATTTCTCCTGCATTAACGCTCGTCTAAATACTTCTATGCAACAAGCTACTGATTTCCCGGAACCAACCGGACCTCTTAGTCCTCTAAAAAAAATATCATCTTTAAGAAAAGCCTTACATACTTCCCCATCAGGTTTGTATTTAAAGTCTATCAATTCCCATATCCTTTCCAACCTTAGTTAACTTCTCAATTATACTAGGGGAAATAGATGCAATCATTTTGTCTGCTTCATAGTTGGTGCAGAATTGATCGGGGTAATGTTTAAAGTGAACCTGCTTAACAACTATACGGAGTATGTCTCTGTCTTCTTTAGTTAATCTATGTAGTCTCATTATCTATCCTATGAGAAATTGCGAAAGCTTCTCGTTTTGCTTGCCGTCTTTTTGGGCTGTTTAGATACTTGTTTACCTGCTCTAATTGCTTTGCGTTTAAGAGCCGTAGTCTTGGCGTACTCACTGGAACTAAGAGCCTTAATCGCTTTCTCAGGTAAGTAACGTTCGCCAGTTGCCTTATTCCCTTGTGTACTAGGTTTACCTGACTTGGTTCTCCACTTTTGTTTTGTCCACGCACGCAACGACCTTTGTGATTTTGTTAACGCCATTAGGAAGTGTAACCCCCACCTTTAGCTTTATATTGTTTGGCAAGCATCTGTGCTTTTCGTGCAGACCATTGACCCGGTCTGCCACCCTTACCACTGGCTTTAATCCTACGAAAGATAGCTTTCCTCATAGTGGGTTTGGAATAGTTGCCGGCTTCATTAACTGCCATTATTGATTCTTACCACTAAACTCATCAAGCTCTATCTGTCTCATCTTTCTTAACATTCTTAACATAGAACGTTGTGCTGACTTAGGAGGCATACCACCTTGCCTATACTCATTATAAAGTTCTTTAGCTTGTGCTTGACTAAAGTAAGGACCAATTTCTCTTCCTTTCACTAAAGCAACTTTTAATTCTTTTTCTTTATTTATATCTGCTTTTAATAACGTTTTCTTTTTCTTATCTTTTTCTTTAGGAATAGCCATAACAATCTCCTTACTTTTTCTTAGCCATAATTTTTTTCTTTAAAGACATAGGAAGTTTCTTTTGCTTCCCAGTTAATAACGTTTTCTTAGCAGGTGGTCTGCCTTTAGTCGTTCCATATGTTCCTTTACCCATTGGCATAATGTTATCCCTTCTTTGATTTGTTACGTTTTGATATTGCTCTAGCCTTTGATCTCGCATCACTAGAACTTGATGCACCCCAAGCCCTTAAAGATAATAATTTTCTTGTAGGCTTTCCTTTGGAATCTCTATCAGGTCCTTTGTTGCCTGCCATCCTTGCTAAGAAAGATGCACGCCTTGGATTGTCTCCACTCTTAACCGGAGCCTTTAATGTTCCACCCTTGTAAGAGTCTCTACCTTTTTGGTTCAACCCTCCACCTGGATTTTTACCCTCCTTGCGTGTCCATGCAGGTGAACTCATTTTAATGTACTCCTATAAGCGTTCATATCATCATTATATTGATTTCTATAAACCTCTTGAACCATAGGATCATCCATCTCTAATTCTTGAAACTTTGCAAAGTCTTCAGCTTTTGCGTTAGCTCTTCCCGTTGCATATGAGTATGCAGAGTTGCTATCAGATATTGTTGATGCTTGAGCAGGAGGGAATATAAAATTCATAAACTCATCAAACATTCCTTTTCTTTCTTCTGTAAAAGGTACGTTAGGAAATTTATAATCATCAGCTTCAGCTAATTCTAAATCAGGTCTTGGCTCTGGTAACACTAAGTCCATAACCTCATCTTCTGCAGGAACAGTAAAGTTAACCAACATACTATTATCACTGCCCTCTGGCATTAGATACTCAGCTACCGATCTGGCTAGTGGATAGGAACTATCCTCTTTGAATGATTGCACCCCTCCACCAATAACCTCAAATAAATTGTTATCAGTTTCAATGCCAAGGTTATCCAAGAAATCAGCAACACCCGGTAAGCTTTCTTTGAAAAAGTTTTCGTTGTTAGCAAAGTCATAAACATCCGTTACCTGATAACCGCCACCATCAATCCTATCAACCTTAAACGATCCTAAGATCATCTTTACATCAGTCGCAGGACCATCATACTGTTCATTCTTAAAATAACTCTCAAGGTTATATAATTTATTTATCATTGAATAGTTTACAGAACTATTTCTTAAAGCTTGAGCAATCTCTGGGTTGTTAGCGTTCTCTCTCAATCGCTGTGAAGTAGTCTCATCATCCTTGTAATAATGATCCAATACACCACGCAAGAAACTCTTTGTCTCAGGAGATATATCTTCATCCCCAAAACTATCCTTGTCTGCATACTCAGGTGCAAAACTATTAAAGACAGCATTTAAATATACTTTTTGATATTCCTTTAACATTCACACAATATGTTATGCTTTTAAAATTACCTCAACGCACAAACGATAAGACGGAGCCTTATTACCTCAAAAAATAAAATGATTAAAACTATCGGTAGAATAATGCAGAATAACCACACATTGATTTCCTCATAAGTAATACCAATAACATTCGCTACATTGACCAGTAATATCACACACCAATCAAACGCATAGTCAATCCATGCAATACCAGAATTAGCCATATCTCTCTCCTTGTTAGACACTGCAATAATGCAAAAGCTTTGTGGCGGAATTATGTTTGTATGGGAGATTGGCAACTATACCATTGCCCGGTTTTTGCCCCCCCACCCTAACCTAAGTCAATATGCACGCGGAGATCGCCAGTGTGTAAATGCATATGCTTGTCTGGTGCCTTGAAGCCTGCCCGGTCTAGTATGTCTTTGCTCGCTTCCAACTTCACATACTCCGACTTGGCACCACTTGCAAGCTTCATCACCGTTGCTAGGGCGGTCGTAGCGTTTAAACCTACAGTCTCGTGTATACGAGTCATCATATACTGCTGAACGTGGGGTAGTCTCAAAGTCTTGCTAGCAGTCACCCTGCCACTCTCACCATCTGCATATCCTGCACATTGGCTCGCTTCTTTTATCGTACAACCAGATGCTACTAATGTATCAACTAGGAGCATTTGACGTTTAGTTATCTTTCTTTCCTGAGTAAGCATAAACCCCCCTCTTTCCCCCCTTTATTCAGCCATAAATAGAAAACTGTCAACGCACAAATGGTCAGTTATTTCGTGCATAAGCAAGAGCGTTGCACCACCCACAAAGCAAAATTAGGCACGCCCTGCTAAGTGCCTAATTTTCCAACCTACCAAAAATGTTAGGAGCGGTGAACCCCAACAGTTCAAGAGCGACTTTCATTTTTGCCACGGCAACCACAGAAAAGATATATATTGATTGTTCTATTTTGCATAGTTTCTGCAGGTTATAAGCTGATATAGCAAACGCATTGAAACACTATAAAAGGTATAAAAAACAACAAAAAAGATAAAATAATGCTTGCATTGATACTGC